CAATTTAAAAAAACAAGGCACGCCCGGTCAAATGGCGTGCCTTTGTTATTCCACGAAAAGGGGGGACGTTTATGAGCGGCTCATATGTACATGCAAGCGGGTACGGCGATGCTGGAGCATCGCTTACTAAAAGGTCATTAAGGGCTTTCAATGCGCGTTCGGGCGCGCCGATTGAGGATATAGACTTTCACAATGCAACAATGCGTCAGCGCGGGCGCATGCTATATATGGCTTCTCCGATAGCTGCCGCCGCTGTGAATACCAACCGCACGAAGATAGTCGGTCCGGGACTGCGAATGAAGTGCAGTCTTGACGCGGAACTGCTTGGACTTTCAACGGAAAGTGCAAGGCAGTGGTGCAGGCGCACCGAGGCAGAGTTCCGGGCATGGTGTTTGAACAAGTCGTCATGTGACGCGCTTGGCATAAATAATTTCTACGAAATGCAGCAGTTAGCCGTGAAATCCTGGCTGATGAGCGGCGATGTGTTTGTTCTGCTGAAAAGGCGCAAGCCGACTCGCTTTAATCCATATTCTCTTTGCATTCAGCTTGTTGAAGCTGACCGGATAAGTACGCCGCTGAGTTCAGTTGCAAACGGTCTTTTTTCGGCGACAGAGGGTAAATGTGGTGATAACGCTGTTCATGATGGCGTTGAGGTTGACGCAAGCGGAAGAGTTGTAGCCTATCATATCTGCAATGGTTATCCGTATTCTTCAATGCTTACGGATATTAAGTGGGTCAGGGTCGAGGCGTTCAGCCAAAAGACCGGATTACCGAATGTTTTACAGCTCATGGATTCAGAGCGTCCCGACCAGTATCGGGGCGTTTCGTATCTCGCCCCGGTCATTGAAATGCTTCTGCAGAACCGCAGATACACGGAAAGCGAACTTACAGCGGCAATCATTCAGACGTATTTTACCGGCTGGTTAGAAACGGAAACGGACTCGACTGATATGCCGATGTTCGACCATTCTGATGATGGCGATTCAGACGAGGACGAGCCGGAAATGGCACCTGGCAACATCGTTAAGTTGAAAAAGGGCGAAAAAATCGTGTTCGGTAATCCGAACATTCCGACTGCCGGATATGAAACATTCAACAAGTCAATTTCTAAGCAGATCGGAGCGGCGCTTGAAATGCCGCATGAGGTATTGCTCAAAGAGTTCACTGCGTCTTATTCAGCGTCAAAGGGCGCTCTTGAAGAAGCGTGGGAGGCTATCAAAATGCGGCGTTCCTGGGTCAATAACGATTTTAACCAGCCAATTTACGAAACTTGGCTTGCTGAGGCTGTTGCACTCGGCAGGATAAGGGCACCGGGTTTCTTCGATGACCCTCTTATCCGAGCGGCTTGGTGCGGTGCGCGGTGGGACGGTCCGGCGCTCACACAGCTTGACCCCAAGAAAGAAGCCGAGTCAAACGCAATGCTGGTTCAGCACGGCTGGAAGACGAACGAGCAGATCACAAGAGAGTACTACGGCGAAAACTGGGAGGACAATATGTCTGCTCTTGCGGTGGAGAACGAGCTTATAAAGAAGATTATACCCGCCCAGACGAATAGCATCGCTGACGATGATGAAGAAGGAGATGAAGAAAATGCCGACGAAGAATAAAGGCGCTGCATATTTTGCGGAGCGTGAGGGATATTCGGTCAGGGCTGACGCTGACACGGAAACAGCTGAACTTGTTCTTTACGGTCAGGTCGTAAGGCGCAGACCTTTTAATGGGTTCACCGGAAAACCAGTCGAGGGATATTTCATTGTTGAAGATGAAATATTAGATGATTTAAACGCTGTATCGAAGAGTAAAGCGCTTAATATACGGCTTAATTCCTGCGGCGGTGAATGCCACACGGCGATAGTGATACATAACAGACTTCGTGAAATGGCTAAGAACGGCACACAAATCACCTGCACGGTCGATGGTGTTGCGATGTCAGCAGGTTCGCATATTATGTGCGCTGCTGATACAGTAAAAGCGTCCGAGGGGTCGCTGATAATGATACATAAGTCGCTGGTCATGCTTTGCGGCAGCTACAACGCTGATGAACTTAGAAAAACCGCGCTCGCAAACGACGCTTATGACAAGTCTATGCTGGCGGCGTACAAACGCAAGACCGGAAAGGAAGAAGCTGAACTCATCAGCATGATGGCTGATGAAACATTTATGACCGGAAAAGAAGCCAAGGAGCAGGGCTTTGTTGACGAGCTCATTGAAACGAGCGATGAAGTCAAGATAGCCGCATCGGCTGATAAGACGGCACTGTATGTGAGCGGCAGATTTATGCCGCTTTACGGAGCAACATGCCCTGAAAATATACCAGTTGTAAATAACGCTCCGAATATTACAGCGGCACACCACATGGCATTACAGCCTGAATCAAATGAAGGCAATGCAAATAAATCAAACAACAATGAGGGAGGTAAAACCACTATGGCAGTAAATCTTGCTGAACTGCGCAAAGAAAATCCCGAACTCGCAGCACGCGTTGAAGAGGATTACAAGGCAGAACACGCAGTCGAAAACAAGACGGCAATGGACGCCGCTGTGCAGAAGGCGCTTGCGGACGAGCGCACACGCTTAGAGAAGATAGAGGCTATCGCCGGACAGGTAAGCCCGGAACTCCTCGCTGACGCTAAGTACAAGAACCCCTGCACGGCTGAGGAACTTGCTTACAAGGCTATGTCGGAGAATGCAAGGAAAGGCAAGTCGTTCCTTGACGACATGAAGGCGGATTACAGCGGTTCCGGCGTGGAAGATGTTCACGCAGTCGCTCCGCAGACTGACGGCGCGGGACAGACAAAAGCCCAGGAAGAGGCTGAGGTTTTAGCAGCTATTGACGATGCGCTGAAGGAGGACGAGTAATGACTACGGAACTTCTCAAAAAGCTTGGTACAGTATCCGCCGACAATCTTGTCGCCGGCACTGATCCGGCGTTAAGAGTCGGCACCGGAAAGCTCCGCAAGAACACAGGAGAGCTCAAGCGCGGTACGGTGCTTGCGAAATCTTCAAAGGACGGCACACTGGTGATTCTGGGAACGACTGCTTCATCTTCGGACAGCGAGGTGCTTGAGCCCTACGGTATTCTGACCGATGATATCACTGTACCGGCTGACGAAGATGTAAACATGACCATCTACATCGGCGGCAAGTTCAACAGCAACAAGATCATCATGAAGGACAGCTACCAGATGACGGAGGCAGACAAGGATACCCTGCGTAAGTATGGTATTGAGTTTACCGCCGCCGATTCTAACTAACGAGGAGGACAAAATGGCAGTAAATATTGATATAACCAAGTCTTACGTGCTGCAGAGCATTCACGAAAAGGCGAAGCCTGAAACAATGTTCTTCAGCGACCGCTACTTTACCACTGGAAAAAGTGATATTCATACCGAGGACAAGATCCTTGTGGAGTACAAAAAGAGCGGTGAGCGTAAGCTGGCACATTTCGTGCCTGAACGCGGCGGCGCTATACCTATTGAGCGCGATGGCTACACCGTGGCTGAATTCGGTCCCGCATATATTGCTGAAAGACTTCCGCTGAGCGCTGACGAGCTGGCAGCACGCGGTTTCGGCGAGCCCCTTATCGCAGGTTCCACGCCTGCACAGCGGGCTATACGTCTGCTTGCAGAGGACCTTGAGACCCTTGAAAAGAGAACGCGCCGCCGTATCGAGTGGATGTGCGCGCAGTTAATGCAGAATAATGCGCTCACCATGCAGGAGTACATCGACATCAATACCCCTGGCGAAACAAAGCATATTCAGTTCTATGACACTGCAACGGAGCATACATACACACCGCAGAACAAGTGGAACAGCTCTAACGCCAACATCATCGGAGATGTTCACGCGATGTGTGAGATGCTTTCCGACCGTGGTATGGCGGCTACTGACCTGCTCATCGGCACCGACGTTGCCGATGTGTTCTACAAGAATGAGGAGCTTTACACAATGCTGAACAAGAACATTGCAATCAATTTCGGCAGTGTGGACGAGCGTAACATACTTCCCGGAGTCAATGAACTTGGCTCGTTCAATTTCCGTGGTCACTCGCTGCGCGTTTTCGTAGTAGGACATAAATACGAAAATGATAACGGCGTAACACAGAGCTATTTCCCCAGTGACGCGGCAATGGTAACATTCCCGAACTGCGGCCGTGTGGCTTACAGTGCGGTCACACTCATGCCTTATGGCAGTCCGGACTTCGCGACTATTGCCAAGTCCAGAGTAACCAAGCTGTTTGTGGACAACCCCCATAATACCAGAGCTGTAGAGCTTTATTCAAGGCCTATCGCAATGCCCAGGTACTACACGCCGTTCATCTTCGCGGCATCCGTCGTAAGCTGATAGGAGGTTTCTATGAGAATCAGAATCCTTAATAC